AATAAGTACTTCGATACTTGTATTATTAGCACTTTCATAGGTATCCAAACCAGAAGTTGTACCACTAATAATCAATCTACCACCATAAGCAAGATAATGCATACAATGTAAGAAATCGTTTCCCTGTGGTGCTCTTGCAGTGATAGTTGTTGTATTGGTTTGTTGGAATAAACCCCACGTACCACCACTTCCAGTAAATGCTACAAGAGCATTTGTAACACCTGAAAGTTTATTTAAATCTCCTACAAATGTTCCTGGATTGGTGTAAACAATATATTGATCAGCAGTAGTTCCTAAAACTGGTGTTGATTTATAGTTTCTTGCATATATTAACCACCCAAATAGTCCACCAGGATCTTTTTCTGCCGATCCTGCTCCACCAGGTGCAGCACTACTAAAAGCCGGGAGGATAAATGTTGAACCAGCTACAATTGCGGCTACCAATGGATTACCAGAAGTTACATTGGTATTATATTGGCTTGAATTTAAAAATGATCCTAAAGTCGGAATTGCGTTGGGCATATGGTACCTTATCTATTAGAAATATTTATACTTTTTTTAAGTAGGATACCAAACTACCTCACCATCTGAAAATTGTTCTTTATCTTCTGCCTGTTCACTGTTTTCCATAAAAAGAACATTGTCGTCATTTACATTTTCTGGTTTGGCATAAGAAAACTTTGCACTTTCAATTAAATCAGCATAATATTCTTGTCTAGAAAGCCAAGAAAAGAATACCAAGGTCATGACTAAATCGTCATGCTGACCTTCTTCTGCCTTATATGTATTGGATCTAGAAATAAATGACATTAACTCTTGTATAATTCGGTCATCATTTAATAAAAGTTTATCTTCTTCAACTAAACGTTTTAATATTGCACACCCTAATTTTTTTGTTTGTGCAGTAGTACGTATTCCCATTTCATTTTTTCCAACACCACCAAATCCTTGAGATAAAACTTGACCCTTTCTACCCAAAACTTTAGTCATCAATAAATTTTCATAACCAAGTTCATTATACAACACATGAGAAACTTGGGCTCCTAAATCATTTGTTTCAATTAATACAAAAGCATTATTATATTTGTCACCAGCAGCTTTGATTACTTGTGGAAAATTAAAAGGACTAATAGTGTTGTTTTTATACGTAGCAACAACTTTATATGGACTTTCAGATCCTTCAATAATTGAAAAAGCAGAATAATCAGCACCCTGTCCTCTAGATACATCTGCCTGTAAAAAATATATTTTATCTTTTATTGGTTCTTCAAAAATTCTTAAACCTTCTGCGTTTTCAGATAAAAATTCTTCTGCTGCTAATAAATTTAATTTTGTTGATGAAATTAAAGTATTTGAAGATCCTAAGAAACTACAACCATACTCCTGGTTGAACTGTTCTTGGCTGGTATTTGCAATCTGTTCTTCAGCCCATTCAGCATTTCGCGGTGGTCCACCTGGGGTAATAGGAACCTGAGTCCAATCAACCTCAATAGGCACAAATCTATTTTTAAGTTTATGACCAACTGGGCGATTAGCATCTACCCAAAGTTTATGAAAATGATTCATACCATTTGGAGTAGATACAATTATGAGTTTAGTGGTTAAACCTGCTGAAATAGTCGGGTACGTAGAAGAATAGAATTCTTCAGCAATATATGAAGGTAAGAACGCATACTCATCTAACAACAATAGGTTATACGAGCCACCACGGATCGCTGAAGACGATGTTGCATCACAAACCACTCTAGACCCGTTTTCTAATTTAAAACTCGTCTTGTTCCATTCTACTACACCTTGTTGTAGAAAATGTGGTAGATTTTCATAAGCTAATTGAAGTTTGGCAAATAATTCGTCTTTGGCGGTCTTTAATTTATTTGCAAGAATAGCACAACTGACAGACTGGTTAAAGGTCACGTAATGAGCAATATACCCGATAACAGATGTTGATTTTCCAGACTGACGAGGCCATTTAGAAATTGTGAATCTATTATCATGAATACTCTGTACAAATTTTTCCTGATAATCATATAACTTAAAAGGCATTATACCTTTATCGAGTGTTTTTACTTTTACATATTTGGTACAAAAATATACAGGATCCTTAGCACACTTTATATATTCGTCTAATTGCTCTTTAGTATATTGTAATTCTATACCAGGAGGTTTTAGTTTTGGGTTATTTCTATACCCTTGATTTTTATTATTTAAGCTCATCTTTATTTACTATTTCAGCTTCTATAAGTTTTTCAGTACTACGATCTTTATTTAATAAATTTTGAAGATCTTTTGTAGAACCAACAAATACTGAATTATTGGTTTGATTCAATTGAACTTTTTGTGCAGTAGTATCTTTTGCTTTTTTATGTATATCTAACATATTATTGTTTAAATCAGACATAGTTTTAAGTAAAATTGCAACAACTTCAAATGCTCTTGGAGAATCTGATTCAGTTGCAACTTTAAGAGCACTTTCAAGTGCTATAGTACCAGAACCCAATAAATCTTTATAATTAGATTGTGCTAATTCATAATCCTTTTGAAAATTGTTATTATCAAAAGTACCACCAGTAGTATTTTTTTCTACTATTGGTTTTTCCGATGGTTCGGAAACATTAAAAAAATTAGACAAATTTTTATTTATATTCATATCACTCAATCAATATTATTAATAATTCCAATTTAAATCAAATGATATTCCTGGAGGACCTACAGATGAAATTACATTCTGAGTTTCAATCTTACCGAAGATATATGATTTGGCAACAAAACTAAAACTTGAAATATTTACTCTACGAGTTCCAAAATCACCATCATATCGTTCACTTATATTATTACTTAGCATTGTTATAGGTATTCTAACATCACTCTGTGCATTATTCATATCAATGGTTATAATATGATCCGGATTAAAATATGGAATAATTTGTTCTACAATTTGTAAAGTATCATCTAAATGTCTTGTATATACAAATAAAGAAAAAGAAACATTAACTGGAACCTCTTCTGTAATAAAATTTGCACTAGATCCAGTACAATTACCAGGAGAACCTACCATTGTTTTACTAGTATTTGATTTATTTCTTCTTCTAGATGGATCAGGTGTAACTGACGACATCATATAACTCAATCTAGGAAGTTGATTTTCTATACGAGTACCATCATTTATAGATGATGTTTCTAATAATCTTCTAATAAATTTTTCTTGTGGAGCATATGTAATTGGAACACGAATTATTAATGGAGAAACAGTATCTTCGGGATTGTCGTGTTGAACATTGATATTGCTAAACAATGATCCAAATCCAACCACCAATTTTCTTAAATTTTGATTATAGAAGTAATTAAACATTTAGTTTCCTATTAGCATGGTTCGTTTTTATCAATATTAAATAATATTGCTTCCTCATCTATAATATCATTTATTCCTGCAGTAGTTCCTAAATTATTATTCAAAGCAATAATATATGGATGTGAGTTAGTATATAAAGTACTACTTCTATCTTCATTTGTATTTACCAAAGAATATCCAGTAGATCCTCCAGGTGTTACTACACTACCAGTAACATCTGTTACTGTTAGTAATTTTTTAGTACTATCCCAGTTTGTAACTGTTGCTGAACCTTTAAAACCTGTAGTTTGTAAAATACTTTGCGTAGAATAAGATAATGCTGATAAAAGATTTGGACCCGTACCACTATAATCTGGAATTGATCCAACATCATAAGTAACTCCACCAGCAACTGGTATAGCCCATAATATACCTGGACCAACAGGATCTATTTCTGCACGTTGAATACAATCACTTAAAGTTAATCCACGTGTTATCAATACAGCATTTAATTTATCTGTAAATGCTGTTGTAAATATATTATTCATTTCTAATGTTCCGAGAAACATAGTTCTTCCAGTCGTAATTCCTTGTCCTACAAAATATTCTAGTTGTAAACCACCAGTACCAATAGCAGTTATAAAATTTGGTGTTCCACTATCACCAATAAATAAACTACATGTAATATTATCTGGTTCCAGATTATGTGGAAATGGATCAATTACAGAAAATTTATGTGATATAAAATCATCATCTCCGGAGTATTCGGGTCCAGGTTGTTGAAATTGACTTGCATCTTGTATATCAATTACTTTTGAAATTCTTTTACAATATACTCTATCTTGACCATCTAATGAATAAATCTTTCTACCAACTTGTGACATAAATTTAACATCATTATAGTTAATATCAGCACGTTCTCCTGTAAAACCTTTACGTATATAAGCTTGTGTATCAATTAATTTGGAACCAGTAAAACCAGTAACTGTAGGCCAGACATTATAAACACTCATATTATTTAAATCATCTTGTGATAGTTCAGAATCTAATTCATATAAGTAAAAATCTACAGGATCACGAAGAGAATTATATAATGTATATTGATAATCTTCAAACATATAAATTCTAGTTAAGTTTCTTGTAACTATTACACCATCTCTTCTTATCCATTGTACATTAGTAAGAATATTATTTGGTCCAGCAAAATGTTTAACAGCTAGTGCATGTTTTTTAGTAATTAAAATATTTGTCCAAAAACCAGAATTAAAAAGATTCCAATTATTTGGTATATCTTGTACTAAACTATGATATCTTGCAGTACCAGCTGTATAAACAGTTGCATTTGGTCCTCCAGGATAAAATCCTTGAGATACTCTAGGATATGGCCAAGATCCTACTCCTGTTTGAATATTAACCAAATCAATGGGCCAGACTCCACCCAATTCTATCCAAGGTTTGCTAAAAGCCCTTGGTCTGATAGAACATCCACTTAAATCTGGAGGAGAAAAAGAATCATATACTTTTATATAATAAGTAATTCCCATAACAGAATATGTTGTGCCTTGATAACCAGAAATCCAACATTTATCTAATTTTTGATCACCGATATTATTATTCCACCATGCCGTGTTTAAACCTGTTGGAGATACTGAATCTAAGACATTTTGTATTTCACTTGGATATGTATAGTAATCATGTCTGGTTGGATTATACCCATTATATCTACCCCAACACGACATTCCGTGTAAAACTTGTGAATTAGTTATACCCCATAAACTGCACGCTGCTGTATTATTCCCTATCATTGGACCAAGTACATATTTCGATGGATCTCCTACAGATGGTATCAATGAAGAAGTATAAAAGGTTGCGTTTACATCTGAATATATTTCATTTATAGTTTTTCTAGCATTGCATAATGCAATTGTTCCATATTTTGTACAAAAAACTTTTGTTGTTGAACCTGTAAGACCTACTGTTGGATATGTCATTCTTAGCGTTTCATCCGCAACATAATATGATAACGGTAAAGGATCAGGAAATCCAGGTATACTTGCTTGTCTGTATGTATTATTTCCCCAACATATTACTGAGCCATCTTTTTTCAATAATGCTGTATGTTCTAATCCACCTGCAATCTGTAATCCATTTGTACCAACACTAGCAGGAACATTACATTGACCATTATCATTCAGACCCCAACAAACAACAGAACCATTTTCTCTTATTGCCATAGAATGTTTATGTCCAGCACCTATCGCAATACACCCTGTTAAACCACCAGGAACAGTAGCTTGTCCATAATAATTGTCACCCCATGCATATACAGTACCATTTTTACTTAAAGCAAGTATGTGATTTAATCCACTAGTAACATAATCTGCAGT